AAGCAAAACGCCTTGACGCAGCAAAGACGCATCAGCAGCTTCGTTGGCTTTAGTTAGTTGGGTTAGAGTACGCATTTTCGCGCCCGCAGTGGTATCGATAACCATCTGCATATCTGACAAAGGTGCGCCGTTATCAGCAAGAATCTTGCGAACTTGTGCGGTGTCAGTCAGGTCAGAAGCGAATGGCGTAGTGCCAGCCGTACCATAGGCGCGAGAAGTGGTGCTATACAAGCCAGCCAGATCAGCTTCCATTTCGTTCGTCAGTGTACGCATCGCCTGAGCAAACTGAGATTGAAGGATAGAGCTATAACCGGGGCCAGAATTCATGCCACGTTGTTCTTCGCCATTCCAACGAACAGGAACGCCACGCGCTTTGGTGATAGTGATTGATTGGTTGGTAATTACATTGTCGCCATCATTCGGGGCAGTAACGCCGGGAGTGATGTTTGACGCTGTGGCCGCCGGAGTAACATAACTGCGGACGTTTTGCCCTACAGCAGCGCGTTCAACGCCTGAATCAAGAGTTACTGAAGGAATGAATCCAACCAGTTCGCGTGAAACAGTGTCGAGTGCTTGATATAGGTCTGGTGCTAGGTTAGTTAGTGTATTAGCCATGATAATTAGTCCTTGAAAAGAAAAAAAGAAAAGTGTTTTTTGGCTAATCGGTCACAAACCGTTGCGCCTTTGATTTGTCTGCGTCAGCCACGGGCCCTCGCATTATGTTTGGGCTTTAGTCGTGAATTGCGCCCCCTGAAGTCATAAATTTCATCCTGTTTTCAGGGCTTTGTTTGTCAAAATCAGCCCTTGTCATAACTTTAGCTTTGCCGTTGTTCGCAGAACTTCCATTTGCTGACCCACCAGACGATTGATTGCCTTTTAGTAATGCCGCATATCGCGCATCAGCTTGGAATTCTGTTTTTAAGTCGTCAACAGTGGAAACAGTTAAGTTCCCAGCAGCGTCAACAACTTTCAATCCGTCATCGGTGTATTTCAACCGGCTGGCCACAAACCCAGATAACAATTCTGCGTTATAACCGTCTGCAAGCTCAGAAGAAATCTTTATCGCTGCGGTGTTGCGCTTTTCATTAGCGTTTGCCGACATCAATTCAGTCAACCTTTCCTCCAGTGCTTGGCGGGCTTCCTCGCTGCTTTTATGCAACTGCTGGAAATCCCCATCCTTCTTAGCTTTTTCTTCAGCCTCGCGAGTAGCTACAACTTCGGCTTCTCGCTGCAAATCCTTTGCTTTCTTTGTTTCTGATAACAACTGATCCATTTTCAACTTCATTGAATCATTGTTGGCTTGCGCCTCTTTTAACTGTTCAGCCATCGCCAACATTTCTTCATTTGGCTTAACTTCTGCTTCGTTTTCGTCGCTCATAGTTATTTTCCTGTTTATGGTCACAAACCAATAGCCACCGGCTATATTCCTTATACACTATAAATTATTACAGTGCCACCCCTGCCCGTTGAAACGCAACTGGGTTTAAATTCCTTAATTGTTCCAATGTATATTCGGCCCCAAGCTCATCTCGGAACCTTTCAATGGGCAAACCACCTGCCCTAAATAGTTTTGCTTTCTTTGCCCCGTCTGGGAACTTTGAGAAATATTCGTCTTGGAAGCTGGCCGGCTGACTCTTTAGCCAGTCGCCGTAATCCTTTGGAGATGGTCTGCTACTCCCAGCTCTGGCCTTATCCTTTTCAAATTCTGGCTTAACTAAAGGTAAGACCCGTGAACGACAACCCCAATGAGCCGGAGGCAATGGCCCTTTTCCTACAGGATAAATATTCCCATCACGGCCAGCACAAATCAAAGTTGTTCTTGAATCTAAGATTGACACCCATTGATAGCCAGCAAACAATGCAGAATTTGCCGTTATAACCGAATCTGTCGCTGCTGCGCTGATAAAATTGGCGGTTGTCTTTGTCAACGATTCGGCTTGCGCTGCTTGCCTTAAACTTATCAATTCTGAAACGTTCGCTGCCGCTTCTTTCGTTGTACTCCCAAGCAATATGGCATCATTGATGGTTCGGATTATCTCACGGCCCTTCTTTTTTGTAAATTGTGTGGTCGCGTCTTTTGCCGTAATTGTCCCTGCCCCATCCAGTACCGACATCTCTTTTCTGGCTACAGTCCGAGCAATATGGCCTTTGTCTGGCATTAAAAAACCAGCCCCGATAACGACAGCAGCCAACATCTCATAGCTAAACTCTGTTTCTGATTCCGAGAAATCTTCAATCATCACCGACATCTTCTTGCTAAAATCCTCAGAGAATTCATCGCTGTAACTGCCGACAGCTTCCATCAACTGAGCCATCCGCACTTCGTCAAAGTTATCTGGTTCTGACAACAGCCTTTCGACAACGTTATCTCGCAGCACGAACAACGGCTCTTTGATTTCTCTGGCTTGACCGGAAGCATACCGTTGAACAAACACGGCATGACGAACGGTGGCATCAAGCAAGAAGTCACTCATCAGATTGGGTCGTCTGCTTCTGCCTCGGCTTCAATCATTTCATCATCACGGTCTTGCTCAATGATGTTGAACTTCCTCAATCTATTACGCATATCTTCCATCGCTATAACGCCACGATCCAGCAATTGAATGTCGGCAATGATTTCTTGCGGATCAATTTCAATATCGTGGAACTTCCTGTTCAGCTCAAACGTTACATCACCAACGCCGCCCATAAACTCTAACGCCCATCCAAGTGACCGTTCAATGGCTTCTTCTACGTTTCCAATAATGGCCCCCAGCTTTGAATTCTGACCTGCAAACTTAATCTTGGCACCTGTCGCTGTTTCATTGCCGGATTGGTCAGTGATTATCCTTGCGCCGATCTGGATCATTTGTTGTTCTTTGTGCTTCATTCCTTCGATTGGCATTTGGTTCGATTGTGCCTGAATAAGCCCGGCTGATGCGCCCTCTGGCAATAGAATTGCGGCCCTTGATCCAAGCGTTATCTTTCCATCAAGCACCGCATCAACCCACCCCTGTGTCAAACCAGTGACGTATGGCGTAGGTTGTCCAACCATATAGCTGGATTCCTCATAGTCTGCACTGTTTCTATAATGGGCAATGTTGACTTCTGCGATGTCATAAAGCGTTGCTTTGTCTACAGCTTCATCATTGTCTTCTGTGCCGATAAACGTGAATGGAATTTCGTTCCACAATGCCCCGTTAGACTTTCTAGGGAAGATCAGCGTTTCGCCGGAATCTGTTTCGATGACCTTATCATCCTCGTCATATAATGATTGAGAATAAATGCCATTAGTCAATCGCAGAACCCTGTGATAGATAACTGATTCGTAAGAGAACCCGTCTTCTGATAACTTTTGCGTTGGTTCAGCAAGCACCACCAGAGACAGCTTTTTAACACCGCCAACTTTAATGGTTCGCCAGTTGATAATACTCTCGGCTGTATAGCGCAACAGATTGGCCCGCAGCTCTAATGCCGAAACCTCGCTTTGAGTCAGCCCAATATCGGCCATTGGGTAATCAGTTAAGATGCCTGACCGACCAACTTCCAAGCAGTCGCACAATGCGCCCTTCGATAATTGGTTGAGCGTAATGGCGCCACCATCTGTTGACCCATTCAAATATTCGATAGTGGGCGGCAAGATGACTGTTGGATCGATTCGATAAACAAGACCAACCATTCCTTCCTTTGTCTGCCCGGTGACGTTCACATAATTGGCTCGCAATTTGTAATCCGCATATCTTTGGCGATTCTCAATACTTTGGTCTTCAGGGTTTGGCATTGGCAGATAACGAACTCCGGCCATATTCCCGCCAGATTGATTGTTTTCGCTCATAGATTGGCGAGTCTTGATTGCTGTAGACCCTGCAACAGCGTCGCGCGACATTTCCCACTGTGGAAGCGCGGCTTGATAGTCTGGATGGTTGTCTGACACTGGCATGATTATCTACCTTGCATATTTAACTTGTAAGTTTATCGGCGGTCTAACCACCGGCATTTCATAGGCTATCGGATAGCCTGAAGCATCGTTTTGGTGGTCTTTGCCGCCCTTTTTGTCTGGCTCACCGTTTGATCCATAAACCTGTTGTTCAAAGTTACCGGCGGTTGTCGGGCATTTTTTATCGTTGATAAATAAAACGCCACGATGAAAGGCCGAGTTTACCGCAAGCACTCTATCTTTCACAAATGGATTGGAACTGTGTGCCCTGACCATAAACACGCCTTCAAGCAATGCGATGTCTGACGATGATGCGCCAACTGACTTTCTATTTCTACCACTGGCATCAGGATATACAGTGATTGGGTGGCCGGGATAACGTTCTTTTAGAAGTGTAATCATTTCTGGGGTATCGTAACCGTTCGTTATTTCATCAACCGAGTGCCACGTTTTCCCACCATCACGTTGAACATATATCGTCGCAGCCATCTTTGTGACGTTGAAATCCATTCCAACGAATAGCGGCTCTCCATCCTTGACCACTTCTATTGATCGATGGGCCTCACGGTTGTAGTTTTGATAAACCGTCCCACTGGTTAGATTGACGAACTGGCCATTGAGATAAGCCTCGATCAACTGAGGCGGGTAATCTTCTCTTAGTGATTCAATATAGTCGTCTGGGAGGTTCTTCTCATTGTCATAGGTGCTGGCTTGGATCAACCCGTAGTTATCACCCCCACGCTTAACAAAACGATCATGGGTGAATTTGAAGCCTTCTGGGGTGGTGGTTACATCAATGCCATTTCTCAGCCCATCAACCTTATACCGCATCCTTGCTAATAT